CTGATCGTGCGTCGATCTTGCGTATTTAGCTGAGAGTTGCCCTGAATTTGTGCAACTGTAGCCTCGTAAATTGCAACTTTGACTTCTTTAGGGATCTCGGTTGAGTCCACATAGTATCCGTCAATCAGTGCTTCCACACGAGGCCATTGGAGAGGCTGGGTTTCATTGGTTTTCCACCCAATAAAGTGCAGCCGCTCAAAGTAATCGGTAGCGCGGAGAATGTTTTGCTCCAGCGTGTAATCAGTGCCGTAGTCAATACCACGGCTATCGGCCCAAGTCTTGAACTCAGCGAGAGTGATATAGGAATTTGCTCCGGTTACGAGGGAGCCATCTTCTACGACAAGTGCCATTTCAGTCCCCTAGAGGAAATGGCCCCCCGAAGGGGGCCGTATCCATTAGCCGAGCAGGATTGCGATGTGTTCCGGCTTCCAAGCCTTCACACCCCAAGATGCCGCAACTTCGATCATGGACTTGCGATAACCCTTGTACATACGGATTTCGAAGACCAGACCAGAGAACGGATCTTGGACAATCATTGCATCGTCAGCAGCATCACCACCAGCAGGTACAGCCGGAGCGCGCATAGCGATTTCCAGCGCAGTGCGGTGGAAGGCTACGTTTGCAGCGTAGCTACCGCCAACAGTCATTTCAACGGTATCAGCCAGCGCAGCGCGCAGACCCGGAGCGTTGATGATGATGTTGCCAGAAGCAGCAGCCAAACCAGTGTTGACAACGTACTTGTTGGTGTCACCAGCGAAGGTAACAACATCACCAGCAAGAACAGTGCCGCCGTCGCCGCCATCCAGAGCGATGGTGGTTTCACCAGCAGCTTCGCCGCCAGCAGCATCCAGACCAGTAGCAGTACCCTTAGTGTGGGACTGAACCTGAGCGGATTCCTTAACCATCAAGCCCTGAAGGTCAAGCAGAGTACCAGCGCGGAGCAACTGGGAACCGCCAGCTTCGTTAGCCTTCTGCAACTGAGCCAACTGACGCAAGTTAGTGCCAGCCAGAGTGTTCAGTACCAGAGAAGCCTGACCGTCGTTGGTCGGCATGCCGTTGTCCACCAGAATCTGACGGATTTCAGCAACTTCAGCGAAGTTATTGGCAAACGGAGTAGTACCAGCAGTACCAAATGCGCGAGATGCGTTCTTGTACGCTTCTTCCGCAAGGTCAGCTTCCATTTCGTTAACCAGAGTACGCATAGCCTGCTTGATCTGGTCGCCGTAAACGGTTTCAAAACCGATACCGTTGTTCAGGTGGAGGATGTCTTCACCAGTGTACGGAATCTGTACAGCACGAGCATTAGAGATGCTCAGAGTCTTGCTATCAACCGTCTGGTCAGTGCCTTCCGGAATCGTCATTGCCTCAGAGACATTGACTGCGGTAGCAGCGCGGGTGAAAGAAGCACGAACAGTATCGCCCTTAGCGGCGCGTTCAGAACCGTTCGCGTTGATGGTCGCAGAAGGCACGAAGCCTACGAGTTCTCGACCGACAACATCAGCAGCCTTGTAGATGTCGGCGGCGAGATTGGTCAATACATTAGCCATGATAAGCCCCTTGTGTTAATCAATCGTCAATTACCTTACCGCCTTCTTTGATGAATTGGGCGCGTTGTCCTTGCGCCAATGCCTCAAAGTCCGAGCGGCTGATTTCCTTTCGCCCACCATCGGCCCCGCCAGATGAACGCGCGGCCCCGCCGCCATTTGCCTGACTCCCATCCACCAAAAACGGAAAATCCGTCTTGATCTTGTTCGCCAGATCATCGAGTGTAGATACGGTTGCATTACCTGAATCATCTACAACTCGAATATTGTCATCAACAATCGTTAGCCTCTGGCTAATTTGTTGTTCCAATAATTTTGCCCTAGCAGTATCTTTTGTCAATCCCGCTGCAATTTTGGCGGCAGTTCCAAAAATAGTCTGCTGTTTAATATTTCCGTTTAGCTCATCTAATTGCTTCTTCAGTCTGTCGGCCTCGGCCTGCTGAGATTCAAAAAGATGCTTGTAGTCGTTGTTCGCCTTGGCCTTCTCTTCGGCTTCTTTGCGAGCGCGTTCTTCGGCGGCTTCTCGCTCTGCCTGAACCTTTTTCTTCTCGGCCAGCAATTCATCATTTTTGGCCTTCAGACCTGAAACCGTAGTTTCAATCTGAGTTTTTACATAATCCTCAACGCCTGAGCTGATCTTGCCCTTGATTTCGTCATCCAGTTCTAAGTCTTTAAGAAATTCCATGCTTCACCTCTGGTTTTGCACGTTGCGGCTCTGCCGCGTTAAATCCCCGCACGTTCAAACGCTAAGGGTTCCAGTCGTCTCAATTCGTCAAGAGTTAGGGTTCTCCCCGCGTCATCAACGAATCGACCGATGCTGAGACGGCCTTCCCGGAACAACCTAGCCCGAGATGGCCCTAAAACTTCTGTCTGGAATGACGATGGTTGTCGTCTAAACCAAGCCTCGTAAGTGGTGTCCTCCCCGATCTGCTGAAGACCCTCAGCGCCTCTAGCGGGACGAGTGCCTTTCTGTTCGTCAGGGATGGCGAATTGTTCAGCAATCACAGGGACAATCGAGCTTCGGCAGCCATAGTGGGCCGGAGGCAAGGGAGATTCAGGCGCAAATGGGTAGACTTTTCCATCCCTACCCATGCAAAGAAGGGAAGTCCGCGAGTCGAGTACGCTTACCCATTCATATCCTGTAAATACGTTTTGATTTTCACGCATGACCACATTTCTAGCTTGTATAGAAACATGATTGATTCCTGTTCTAATTATAGACTTATATTGTGATTTTGTCAGGTCTCCTAAACTATTTACCGCATTCACCAGTTCTTTCATGCCCGATCTAATGGTGGCTGCGTCTCTTACCGTCTGAATGACCTGATTGGTCTTATTTTGCCGGAAGCGTTGTAGGAGCGATCTAAGCGTGAAAAGCTGCCCTACACCAACCGACATAAGGCTGGACAGGATCATGCTCTCTAGTGCTGCCGTAGAAGCTGACTGTAGAGGCTCTGATGAGTTTTCTTGCAGCATTCTTTGTGAGAATTCACTCTCGTAAGTGGCGAATGCTAGAAAATCAGACATCAACTTGTTTTCGGCCTCTTCGTGAAGGCGGTCAGATGTCTCTCTGAGTTCAACCAATAAGATCTCAAGTCTTGCCTGAGAGTAGGAGGTGATGTCCTCGGCCTCTAGTGCCTCAACGATTTGTGCAATAAATGCGTCGACTTCCTCGGCTACCTCGGCCTGTCGGCCATCTGCATAGCGTTGGACGAAGATTTGATGCCGGGTGATGGCATCTATTAAGTCACTTACCATTTAACCTTGTCGGCCCAGAATGCAGCCGACATCTTGCCTTTGGCGATGTTCTTGGCGTGACGGGCCTTAAATGCAGCTCTACGGGCTTTGTCCGCATCAGATTCACCCTTTTTTGGCGGGGAACCTTTTACGCCCTGCTGTCCAAAGCGGATAACCTTTTCCTTTCCGCCCTCGCAAGCCTTTACAACGTGCGATTTCGTTGGATGGCTAGGCGTCCGCTTGGGAACATTGCATTTCATCTTCGATTTGTTGACTTTTGCCATGATTACACCAATGGATTTGCGGTTGAGCGTTCTTCCTTGACCATTTCAAGCGTTCTTTCTGGGTCAATAACCCCGCCAGACTTGAGTCGGTCAAAAATGTCCTGTTCGGCAACGATACCTCGGTCTAGAAGAGTGACCATACCCATCAGGAGTTGAGGGTCTACATCTTTGTCGTAAAACAAGTCATTGATTGCGAAATACGACTCTTCGGTGTCTGCCCCCATGAATTCACCCGCCCAGCCAATCGCTACCGTAATGCCTTCAGACAGATTGTGTACGAGGTCTCCCAGTACCGAATTCTCAGACGCAAAGCGAATACGCGCGCCTTCTGCGGTTTCGTTTGCAGTCCTGTCGGTGATAATTCTGGCCCCGATCATCACCATCGCGGATTCTTTATTCCGCATGGCCTCCATTACAAGGCTATTCGGGTCGGCTTGTAGCAAAGTCGCGGAACCATTCTCGCCCAGAACATGCCCCGCTCTAGAGCCTAGCTTGATCCCGTTAGGATTTAGTGCGTTCCATTGCTCGGCAGATAGGGACGTCGTGATAAACAGAGACGGCTGGCCCGTAAGAAAACAGCTTTCTTCGTAATCTGCTGAATTTCTGTAGTGCGCCATATTCACTTCAGCAATATCTGCTAGAGGCGCATCGTCTACGGTAGAGTCGTTGTTCTTCGATCCAATGAAAATAAACGGGATTTCATCCCAGCGGGAACCGTCGGATTTCGTTGGGAAGATCTCCTCCCCGTATGGCATGTCATCGCGGTAGAGCTGTTGGCTGTAGCCCTCTTCCCCTAACCGCAGGACGCGATACTGTGTTTTGCTGTCGTGTGCGAATTCATCATCCGCTTCGATATAGGATTCCGCTAGAACAACCAAAACCAATAGCTTGCGGCCATTGATTGTTTCAGTCTTCCAATTAATCACCGCTTCCGCTGTATATGGGACGATATTGGCATGGAAGTATTCGGCCTGTTCTGCGCTCACCCCTTCCGGTGTTTCAGGATAGTCCACCAGAATCCCTACACGTCCAGTTTCTAGCAGATTCGATAGCTCATCTTTAGCGAGCTGGAAAATTGACAGGCCATCCCCGGTAGCATCTTCACGCAGGTATTCCAGCGCATCGGGTATCTCTAGCTCTGAATCCTTACGGAATGCGGCCCCCACTAGGGCATTCTTTGTGCGCCCGGTGAAGTTGGTAAAGACTGCGCGTTTAATGTACTGCCGATACCGGGAGGTCTCTGTCCCTTTTGATTCGTTAGATGAATCGTTATCCGGAACAGGCAGATAAACGTGCTTTTTCTCTTTTACCGCTACCGATCCGCGTACCGCATCACGGGTGCGCGTCCATATCGGTAGATATTTGGAATAGTCGGGATGTTGTGTCGATACTGGCATATTTTAGCCCTCCATCCGGGCGATTCTACACGGCAAAATTGAAATTCACACTTGCAACGGGTTTAACAATCGGCATTTCATACGCGATGGGGTAAGTGGTAGCGTCGTTCTGGTGATCCTTTCCGCTACTCTTGTCCGGCTCCCCATTCTTGTAGACCTGTTGCTCTAAACATTCCGCAACCGTTGGGCAGGCATGGGAGTTCACAAATAGTTTGCCCTTATCGAAAGCGGCATTCGTTGCGATGATTCGATCCCTCACCGCTGGATTCTGTCGCTTTGCCCTAACGAAAAAGCCCGCTTGCTCTAGTAATGCGATGTCTGAGATTGACGCGTCTACCGTTTTCCGGCTTCCCCCGCTGGCATCCGGATAGACAAAAATAGAATGACCGTTGCGTTGCCATTTCTCCTGAATCAGGGCCACCATCTCCCGGGTGTCAAACATGTTCACCAGCTCCTGTACCGCATGCCATGCTTCGCCCCGTTTGACGTAGACCGTAGCGGCCTGTTTGGTGACGTTGAAGTCGCACCCAATATAGAGCGGCTCGTTTGGCTGGATTCTCTCCCGGCTCTCGTGTCTCTCTCGGTTGTATGAGCTGTAGACCGTGCCGCTCGTGAGATTGACGAATTCCCCGTCAAGGTATGCCTTCAGCAGGTTGGGCGGATAGGTCTCGCGTAATGTTTCGACATAACCGGGCGGCAGGTGTTTTGCGTTGCTCTCTGTCGGGGCTTGTATTAGCTCATAGGATGGAGTCTTGTTCTTTACCCATTGCTCATACACAAAGCGGAAGCCTTCGGGAGTAGTACCGACTGCGACCGTATTAATCCCGTTTTCCTTCTTTTGTCGGTTTCGTGCGATGACCTGTTGCCATGCTCGGCGGGCTTTCTCAGTAGGTAGCGTGTCCAGCTCATCGACAGCGCTATCTGATACCTCATAGCCTACGATGCGGTCAGGATTGTCTAGCGTTCTGAAATACAGGGTTTTCCCGTTCACTTCGATAGTGTGCGCGGCTTTGTTGACCGAGTAGGGAACCCCCATAGATTGCAGGGTTTCTGTAAAGCGGGGATAGCCAATCGTGCGGACTAGATCATACGTCGGGAGATAGTAGGCAAAATCTCTCCCATCCCCGAACAGTTTGGACAGAGTGCGCAAGATCAGGGCATGCGTTTTGCCGGAACCAAAGCCCCCAACGAATGCGGGGAATGGTGAGGTGCTATTGACTAGATCGGACTGGGGAACGCTTGCCCGCGCCCTAAGTTTAACCTTCATTCCTGACTATCAGACTCGGGTATCACTTCGAACCCTGACACATGAACGGTTGCCGTTGTCTCTTGTTTGTCGGATTGTCCTAGTTCGTTAATCCCCAACCAGCGCAGCATGGTGACGTTGCCCTCTTTTAAGGCTACATCCCACTGCTTGCGGCGCAGTGATTTTTTGCCGTTGTCGGCATGCCATCCATAGAAGACGCGGAAAGTGACGCCCTGCTCTTCCCGGCAGTGTCGATCTAACGTGTCTTCGCTGATCTTCAGTACGTTACAGATTTCCTTTTTCGTACAGTGGATTTCACAAAGCCCGGCGATCTCTTGCCAGTTCAGAGACATACGAGGACGCCCCATTACCGCCCCGGTTTCGGTCGAATCACTCATAATTTGGCCCCCATGAAGAACGCGAACGCATCACAAAATTAAAACACACAAAGAAAAACAATGACTTATCGAAAACGGCCCAATTTTCGGGGTTTGTTTCGTTGTATGTATGTTTCTCTCTATTCATTACTAGAAAAGTAGATTATTGATCTATAGACAGAGAGTCAAATGTAGTGGTTTTCTATTGGTTTTTTCTCGGGTTTTTTCGCATTATTTTTGTTCGGAACACTTGACAAGATATAGCGCTTTCTTTACTGTTTGTTCTGTCAGGAACACTTGACAAGAAGCCGCGACTTTTGCGGAAAATCACAATACAGAAAAAGGTGCTAAAAATGGACAAACACGCAGAAAACAACGCCAAGGCGAAACTAGACAACATCGTTGCGCTGACTGAAGCGCTATCTATTGATTTCGACAATCTAGAAACCTATCGAAATGGGGTTTTCGAGATGTCGGAGGATGAGCAACAAGAAGCGCGCAAGGCTATAGAGCTGCTGATCTCTTGTGATTTAGACGACGCCGACAGCGAAGAGGACGTCCGCCAACGTATCGAAGAATCTGCGCTCTCTGTAGAGATTCGATCCGGGTGGGAATCTGTAATATTCGGGGAGCTTGAGCCGTCGGAATATCGCATCCTTTTGACTACAGGCGGCCCTGCTTGTCAGATCGTCGGAGAGCTTGGGCGCTATGGTGAACCAGAAACGGCGCGCATTCAGTTTCAGGATTGGGGGACGCCTTGGCTTGATCTTTACACCAGCGAAGAACAAGACGCGGCGCTCTTGTCTTTTGTCTCTGTTTTCTATTTCGGGGGCTAAGTCATGAAAGTTTCGGTAAATTTCGGCGGTTTCTACAATTCATGGCACGAGGAACAAGTCGAGTATGGTGTCGCACACGCTTGCGACTTGGTGGATGAATACGGCGATATTCGATGGGATGAGCTTTATGCTTCGATCAATTCATGGCATCCCTACGTTGACCAATACGCTCAGGAATGGCTTGATCAATTCAATGATGAAGTCGGAACAAGCCTAGTATTCGACAGCGTGAATTCGCCAAGGGAATACAACTTCAGAACCGATGCAATCATGGCAAGCCTGACAATTCAGGATTTCGGCAGAATCTTCGCCTACATCCGCAAGCATGATTTGAAGGATCAGGCGCTCGAAGTGATGCGCGAGATGACTACATCACACAGCGGATATATGGCGTTCTATTCCTATCCTGACCTATTCAAACGGGAAAATCGCGACCTGCTCGCCCAGTGCCTGATTGATGCAATCATTGAGGAAAACGGCGGATCGAATTGGATAGTCGAGGAATTCTACCCTGACTATTCGCCGGAATTGGAGGTCGCAGCATGATTACCAGTTTCGCCATTCTCGGACTAGGCGCTGTCGTTTTCCTATCCTTCGCAGCGCTTGGGGCGCTTGCTGACTGGATCGACGGTATCAACAAATAACGTTTTGCACCTTTGCCCCGGCCTTGTGTCGGGGCTTTTTTATGCCCTGAGCAATAGGGGGAGGGTTTCGCATGTTTTGATAGTCTGAGACCGCGTACAAAGGCCCTAGACGCCATGAAAGCGCCGGGAGGTGCTAGGGTAGCGCTTTATTTTTGCGGGCTTACAGGGCTTTTGACGGCCTCACGCAGAATCAATGACTTACCCCACCCCGGTCTAGTGGCAAGTCCCCGGTCTAGTGGCAATTTTTGCCACCCCGGTCTAGTGGGAACTTTGGCGACTTGGGATTTGATCCCCGGTCTAGCGGAAAGTTCTCACAACTTGCTCCCCGGTCTAGTGGCAAATGTTCTCACAGATGCCTCCCCGGTCTAGTGGAAATTCAGGTTGTTAAAGATTCCCTGACCAGCATGCAAAAAGCGGCAGGGCTGAGTTCAGCAGTCCACTCTAAGTCGGAAGGCTGACCTCTAAATTCATCGTTTACCGCATACAGCGGGACAACTACTCGCCAATCTCTTCGATCCAGTCTGTACCAGAGGCAGGGGAATTCGTGATCCCCGGTCTGGCGGCAAGTTTGCTCCCACCATTGTTTGAGTAGTGGAGCTTTTGCCCTTTTGACTTCGATGCTCCAGCCATTAAGACCCAAAACATCAGAGCCGCCATCTCGCCATTGGTCAAGGTTCCGGGAGGCATCAAGTCCAAGCTCTTCGCGAAGGATATGGATGACTTCTCTTTCACCGACTTGGCCCTTCTTCCGGGAATTAATTGGCATCAGTCAATACTCCGTAATTGTATCAAATTTGGGGTAAAAAGTCAATGAAATCAGTCTATTACTTCGTCAAAATTGTAGAGATTTTGATCCACATAACCGTGTTTTTTGATATGCTCTAACATTTCGATTTTGTAGTTCGTCACTTCAAGTAAATACTCTTGAGTGCCGTAGTTGTGTTCCCACTGACGCATCCCGATCTTGTGGATTCCCTGCTGGCCAGTGTGGTGATTCATGCAAAGTGGGATGGTAAACCGATCATCTGCTTTCTGCCCCATCCCTCTCCATTTTGTGCCAATCAGGTGGTGAATTTGTGGTGGTTGTCCACAGATTGCACACCCAAGTTCAGAAAGCGCGTCAAAGCGTGATCTACGCTCTTCTTTTGATAGGGGCGCTACCCTAGTACCTTTTTGCAGAGATTGCATCGCTAGTGCGCCTCCTCAGTTGATCTAGGACGGCTAACGGGGCGATACGCCCACAGGAAACAGTCCGTAATCTGGCAGCGCTCGGTTTGTTGCCGCCAAGTACCCGAATCTAGAGGGTCGTAACAACAGTTCTTGCAGAACTGGTTGATGGACTGTTGGCGGGTAAGTGTTTTTTCCGGTTTTTCCTCTCTCATGCTCCGTACCTCTGTTTTTCGTTGCGTTCATCGGCTCTGCGGGTTCTCCATGTCTCCCAAGCCAGTTTTGCGGCTTCCAAATCGTATCTGGCTCGCTCTTCCTGCTCAGTCGCAGCAGCC